TATGAGCCTGGAACTATTTCTGTTTTGCTATTTATTCTGAATGAACCTTTAAATTTATATACTTCTGATGTGCTGCCTTCTTCATCATATTTTGTAAAGAATCCATTTAAAGTAAATCCGTATCCTGTGTTTCTAGTATATCTTACTGAGACAATCTTGCCCGTTTCGGCTGCGTCCCTAAGTTCACTCTGCCCAATATCTAATCCAGTTAATGCGCTTTCTATTGCTATTCCTTCAATTTCTGCTGTCTCATCTACTGCAATACTAACCATCTGTATATGTAGTACATCTGTACCAGCTATGCAATCCTCAGAACCTGTTACATCTTCTTCTGAGATAGATAAGCTTCTCTTAAAACTTGTTACCTTTGCAACTACTTCATTGTCAACTTTTATGACTGTACATGCAAATTTTACCTCATTCATTTTCTCACCTTCCTAATTATAATCTGTTAACACCTGCTGTCATGGTTCTAATGTTATATGTTCCAGAATATTCATTCCTATTCTTCTCATCTTTATTCAAAAAAGTTGGATTAGTCTCTGTTGTAATATAGCTCACTTCATGCCCACTAGGTATAAGTTTACTTCCACCAAAACCAACTATTTTTTCATGTATAGACCACATTGTATTTTTTGCAGTTATACAATTTGAATTTCTAACAATAATATGAACTCCATAATTATCAACATTTAGTGAATCCGATTCTAATAAATTTGGAGCAGATGCAGATTCTATAGTTATGCAATTATCTGGCATATCTGGTTGGAATTCTAAAAATAAATTAACTCCTTCAGTGCCATATCCTTCAGATTCAAAATATTTTAATAATTCATAGTTCATATGTTTAACACCTTCCTAACTTCTTCACTAAGATATTGATTTAATCTTAGTGTACCTATATGATTCATTGGGTCTAAAAGATAAAATCTTTTTCTGCCATGTTGGAAATGTCTTGCTTGCTTTTCGTGCCACTTAAGAGCATAAGGTAATCTACGTTTTCCAGTTCCACGACCTCCCCCAAAAGACACAACAAATCTTTGTTTTTTCTTTGTGCTTCGCTCAATTACAATACCACTATTCATCAATGGGCTTTCGTCGAGCGGTACTTCTTGTTTAGCTTGTGTCAATATATCACTTGCTGTTTTAAACACTGCTACATTTACAGCTGATGAAATAATATCAAACACAAACCTATCTTCAAATCTTCTCCATGCCATATTGTCACCTACAGATTAATTCAAAATGATGAGTATCGCCAGTTTGTGGGTCATCTATTCTATTTACTTTTAATACTTCTAAATTTGATTTTGTATGTGGTGAAGTTTCATCTATCATCCAATAAGGGTAATTATCATCTATTCCACAATTATCCTGCAAAAATACTATAGCACTTGCATGTATAAAGGTTTCATTCTTTTCCTTTATAACTAAGCTTGAATCATATTGCACAAATCCTTTTAATCCATTTGTTGTTGATATAGTTGAAAAGTCACCTGCTACATTTCTACTAAGTTTTCTCAAATTTACAGTATGTGTCATTAGTGCTTTGAAAGCTGGCAAACTCATTTTATCACCTCGAATATATCTTTCGATTTATAATTCCGCTTGTTATTAAAATAGAATCAGCATATCCCATCTCATCAGGAATCAAATTATTAGTTGAACCACTTCCAGCATTATTGCCTATAGAAAAACGTCCTAGTTTTATATTTTTTTGAGAGCTGGGTGGATTATTATTATTGTCAGTTAAGTAAGAAATCATCTTTGCTGTCCACAACTTGACTGCATCTATTTTAGCGTTAGACAATTTAACATAATATAGACCATTGATACAACAACAATTGCAGCAATTTTCAAGATTAGGATTACTCACATACCAATATGAACCTGATTTAAATAATTTATATCCGTCTGCATTAATAGCATAATTGCCAATTCTAGCATCTAATAATTTAGAAGAAATCATTAACCTTTCAGTTGTTGCCTCTGCCACTGGTCTATCTGTTATTGTGTTGTATTCTGTTGCTGTTATATACATCAGATTCCTCCTTAACTGGTATTTTTATATTTTGTTTTCTTCATACTAATTTATTATAAAATTAGACTTCTTGACCAAGCCAATTATAATCATAATCTGCTTCCGCATCCCATTCTACATTTGATAAATATCCATCTACCTGTACCTGTGTATATCCGCCCTCAAGGTCAACTTTTCTGAATCCACACACTAGTGTTTTACCATCGATTTCAATTCCACCATCTTTTAAATTTGTAATATATGAAAAATGTTCTTGCGGATTTAATGGAAACATTGCTGTCATATTTGCTGCAATTTGTAAATCTGCTATTTCAGCCTTTTCTCTTGTTTCAAATAATATCCATCTATACATTTTAACAACCTCCTGAAATTAGATTATAATTATTTGTTTGACTAGTATTAAAAAGTAATATACTAGTCATGTATCCATCGAAATGTGTTGCGTATGTATCACTGCCATCATATCTAGCTCCAATTACTAGTTTTTCTCTTGATATTAATGTATCTGCCTTTGTAGCTGCACTACTTACTCCATTAATATTTGCTGTTGTACCATTTACATTTTTATTATTCCAGCAATATAATATTTTATGTCTAGCTCCTGTTGTAATTTCTATTTGAAATATGTTTGTTGCATTCCCTAATCTCAAGCAACTATAATACAATGTTGATTTTACTCCTAAAGTTGCATATTGTATATTAACAGATGTACTCGTTTTGCCAAATACATATATACTTAATGTAGATGAATGCTCTATATTCTGATACGTACTAAAGCTAGGTTCAGTAAAATCAATAGCTGCATAAGATTCAACATTAAATCTTGATGACTCAGCATTTACAAACTTAATCCCTTTTACTTCAAAAACTCCATTTGTGCAAATAATTGGCATATTATTAAAACTACTTTGAGTTGCATTGGGATATCCAAATTGGTCATACCAAGTCTTAACTCTGCCCATTGTGCCTACGCAAAAACTTTCTATTGCTGATATATCTACATATGGATTCTTTAAAGCAAAATTAAATCCTACATTTAAAGTTGCTGAATCGCTAAGTCTTTGTACCTCAAGGCAATAACCTTTATACTTATTTGTTAACAAATATAAACTTTTTCCAAACACACAACCATCAACATTATCTAACACATATTTTCTTTTAGCGCTTGTAACAATTCTGTTCACCGTAGATGTAGCCATTAAATAGCCACCACCTTCAATATTACCTTTTTAACAGCATTCGCCGTAGGCGTATAAGCTGTTCTAGTCTCAAGAACACCATATAAAGTTGTACTTGCTGCTGCTAATTTACCTTTGAAATTTAAATTGTCATTCTGACTCCAAAGTGTATCACCCAAATCTATAGCTGCGGCAATGTCTATATATCCCAAATATTTATCTCTATCTGCTGCAATTAAGTTAAACGCTGCATTGTCAGCAATCGCCGTAGGAGCTGCATTGTACAAGTGTAATCTAAATGCACCCATGCCAGCAGGTATTGCAGCAACATCAATTTCTAAATTAACACCTGTTATAAAAAATCCTGAACCTGTAATATTTGATACATTTGAAAATGTTAAATTAGTAGCTGGACTAGTGCCACATACATCACCTATGGCGTATATATCAGTATTATCAGGTGGTCTCGCAGATGTGTCTGATACTTGGCTATTACCACTATATATAGGAAATGGATTATCACTATTTATATCAACATTTTCAATTTGCATATTTGCATCTGAATTAGTATTTATTGTATTGTTTGTAGTATTAATAACTTTATTTATTAAATCAGCAATATTTATAACACTGCCATCTGGTAAATAAAAATCTCCAGAATTTGCTGAAAAATTAGAACCTTTTATATTACTCATATTGCACCAACTTTTGTTTTAGACTTTTTCTTTTTTGATATTTTATTTTCAAGTTCTACAGCTTCATCTTTTATTATGACTTCCTTGTCTTGTGTAAGTGATATTCTGCAAAGATTAATTTGTAGATATACTTGTGTGTCTTGAGTTTCAAAATCTATTACAGAACCTTTTTTATATTTTTTGCCTTTGTACATACCATTTTTTAAAAATTCAAGTTTCATAAGTGCCTCCAATTAAAGGGAAAGCTGAGATTTAACTCCCAGCCTGACCTAATACAGCAAATGGATATCTAGAGTCTTCATCAGAGTTTATTCTGTTTATTGGGTTTGGAACTTGCCATGCTATTCTCATACAACTTCTTAATCCAACCATATTTTGCTGTGCCAAATTGTATACGATTTCCCCTGTAACTGGGTCTTGTATAACAGATTCAGTAAGTATTTTCCAAGTGATATCTTTCCTTATTGCATACATCAACTTGTTCCATTCTCCACTAATCAATAGTGATTTAGAAGGAACAATGCTTCCGTTTCTTGGGAACAATACTTGCTCGCCATCTAATTCGTATCTTGTAGCACCTTGAACGCCTTCTTTATAAAGAGGTTTGAATATTGGATTTCCTGTTGAGTCTCTTAATGCTCTAAGTTTAGCTCTCATGCTCATAGCAGCCACATGACCTGTTACCATGTATCCATCTTCTTCAACTTTTGCAATTACTCCATTTTCGCCCATGATATCATCATATATATCACCAAGACTATTTAATGTTACGAAATTACCAGATGCTGTTGCTGCTGCTACTATATTTGTTGGCCATATTGCAGGTGCATTAACTCCGTATAATACAGCTTGGTCAAATGCTAAACCATAAGCTTCGAGTAGCTTAGGCCTAACTTCTGCCCATATATCATAATCTGCATCATCTAATACAGATTCAGGAATAACTACTATAACATTCAACTCTTCTGCTTCTAAGTATTTGTTTTCCCACATCATCCTAGTTGTCTTTTTCCAACCAAGGAAATCAGTTCCAGGGTTAGTTGGTCCAGGATTAGTAAAATATGTTGTAGGCAATACTGATAAAATTGGTAATCTTCTTTGTGCTCTAGACATGTCTGGAGCTCTATAAGCAAGTGACATTATTGCACTTTGTTCGGCTACATTTTGAATAATTTCTCTCTGATACTCTTCTGGCATCAAAGCCTCTGCACCACTACGTGGTATATAAGACATATATTTTCCTTCTTTCGTATTAAGTTGAAAGAAATCTTATTACCTTCCTGCTGCCCTTCTTATTAATTCTGTCATGCTAAAAGGTGATTTCTTATTGTTTACATTACTTTGGTCATCTCCAACATTAGTCTTGGTATCGGCTATATCAGCTTTTACTTTTTTAACTAAATGTGGTTTTAGTTGCATAATTCTTTTTAACTCTTGTTCAACGCCTGTAATATTGCCTTCATCATCAACCTCAATATTTTCATTGTTCAACAATAACATTGCTATATCAGAGTCGATAAATCCAAGCTTTTCAGACATTTGTTTAACTTCAAATTTTATTAACTTCTTATTTGCTGCTTCAACTTTTGAATCTGTTATCTTTTGCAATTCTTCTTTTTCAAGTTTCAATCTATCTGCTTCTGTCATGTTTAACTTTTCTATTGCAGCCTTAACTTCTTTTTCTGTGTTTATTTTATGTTTTTTTGTAACTTTAGAAATAATTAGATCTATTTCTTTTTGTGAATAAACTTTATCTTCTGCTTTTGCTTCTTCTGGCTTAGTTTCATCTGTTGCTTTATCAGAATCATCCGCTGTTTTATCCGTGTCATCTTCTGATTTAGTTTCTTCTGCTGCTATACCAAACATAGGTATAATCGGCATTAGAAAAATAATTGATAATATTCTTTTTAACTTATTTATTTTCATAACAACCTCCGTTTTAAGCTCGTCAGCATAAATTCCGTTTATAGTCCGTTTGACTCTTATTTTTATTATATATGTTTACAGAAAAAAAACAACACAAAAAAAGTTATGATATAAACTTCATCATAACTTTTTTTGTGTTGTTTTTTATTTATTATTCAATATTATACTTATCAAGAAGTGAATTAATTGTTTTTAATAATTGTTCCACTTCTTTTTTATCATTTTTCTCTGTGTATACTGTGTCCATCGAACCTGGGCAAATTGAATACTCAGTATATTGATATTTTTGATTTGTAGATGGTATGATAATTTTAATTTTCCTATTATCATACGGTTCGCAACAATTATACTCACCATTTATATTACTCTGTGATAAGCATTCGCTTTCTGAGAAATATAAATCAAGTTCTTTGGAGAAATAATATATATTATTTATTTTACAATATTTATAGTCTTCTATATTTATGTATTTAATTATATGCAAACCTTTTATTTTATACTCTTTTATATAATCCATTTTATTCATAATAATAATCTCCTCTAAATTTTTATAGTAGGCTAAGCTTACTTTCTCTCAACCTCTAAATACATTATAATATATAATTTAGTTTCTGTCAACAATCATTTTAAACTTTTTTTTAAATTATATTCAAATAGTTTTTTATCAGACACAAGAAACTCATTTATATCCTTGTATCCATCAATATTCATAATATTATTTTTTATACCAATTAATCTTAATTCATCTCTAATAATATTTGCATATCTTCTTCCAACTTCGTCACTGTCGAGACATATTGTTAATTTAATATTCTTTCTTCTCAGATACTCATGATTTACTTTAACTGAATCCAATAATCTTTTATACATTGTCACACTATTGAGACAAATAGACTTCATTCCATAATTTTCAAAGCTGAGACAATCAAATATTCCTTCTGTGATAAAAATGATATCATCCTGATCTGCTTTGCTTAAATATCCTAAGTTGAATATTTCTAATGGTATACCTTTTAGATTATATATTTTATTATTTGCAACTGATAATTCATCATTCCTTCTCAGTATGCAATTAACAACTTTTTGATTCTTCCAGACTGGAATTATATTTGTATAAGCCCAGATGTTATTTAGTTTTGGCAAGAGTTCGCTTGGTATAACTTTTTGGGGGTTACAACTTAATATTCGATATTTAGCTAAAACTTTGATATTTGTTATTCCCCGATTAAAATAATATCTGTAGTCTTTGAGGCTTTGTTTTTTAATAGCTTTTGTGATACAATCAGTGAGATTGTATTTTATTAAAAAATCATGGTTTGTTATTTTATTTATCTTATCAAGTGGATTAACATCAATGTTTTTATTATCAATGGTGATAGCTTTGTGGGTATTGCTATCACCATTACTCATATTCAAAATATCTTTTGCTTTAGACATTATTTTGTCAAAATCTCTTTTTATATCTAAGTTTTCCACAACAGCAATTACATTAAATGAATCGCCTTTGATACCACATGTGCAGCAACATATTGTATCTTTTAAACTAAGTGAACCTATCGGGCTATTGTGCCTATCACTTCTACATGTCCAATTTTGTCTATCTGTTTTACCTGGAGTTAACCCATAGTACAACAGAATTTCTTTAATAGAATTTTTAATTATTGTTTTTTCCATCATAAACATACCCCACTTTTGTATTCGATATATCAGCTTGTAATTTTTTATCTACTAAAAGTATTTCTTGTTCTAATTCATTTTCTTTCATTTCTCTTTGTTCATAATAAAAATTTAATACCTTCTCTTTGTGTTCTATTGCTTCTTCATATACTTCACTATTAGCATAGTATAAATTACGTAGATTAATTTTCATTGTATCGATTGCTTTTTGCAATTTTTCTAATTCAAATTGTATTTTTTTATTTTAGAAAAATCTATTTCTATATTGTTTTCAATCATTTTCTTTATCTCCTATCTGATTCCTAATATCATTCCCTGCAACTCACATTCATCATTATACAAATACATAACATAATCACTTTTTACAACATAATAAAATTTAGTGCAATTATTCATTTTAAACATTACATTAAGAACTTCATCATTTAAAGTAATAAACTTATTTTGTTCATATTCAACCTTTCTTTTTATTTCTTTTTCTTCTTTGTTGTATTCAATGAAATTGCTTTCTAAAATATCACTTATTTTCAAACTTTTGTGTATGTACTTACTAAAATCAAATAAATCTGGAAATGTAGACTTCGGAACTATATACCTTGGATTATTTAGCTTTATAAATCCAGATAAATTTGTTAACCATTTACTCTCTTTCCATTCATGATAACCGTTTCTTATTGCACTATGCCCTGTTTTTCCAGGGCAACTTTTACAATAACGTTCCCATAATTTCATTTTAATTTCCACCTTTCTTTTTCTTAATACTTATATAATACTATTATAATATTATTCTTTAAAAAAGTAAACAAAAAAAGATAACGCCTAGTTAACGTTATCTTTTTTTTATACTCTGTATAGGGTTCAAAAATTCAAATTTAGAGTGTTATTTGATGTATACTATTGTTGATATTATATTATGTACTTATAATATTTGCAATACTTTTTAAACATTCAGCTGCTGTTTTTCCTGCTTTGCCTCTAAGATGTGTTGGATAAATATTTTCTATAAATTCCTTTTCTTTGTCTCCCATACCTTTATCCAATGCAATATCAATCATCTTATTTAATTCTTTCATATCTCTTGCATGATATCCTATTCCCTCATTGTATATTCTGTATTCAAAGTTATCCTTATCATTTTTAAAGTGATTCAATACGCTATCTTTACATATCCAGTCAGGAAAAATTACAGGCTTACCTATTATCCAAGCTTCGTATAAAGTAGAACCTGCATCTGCAATGACTACATCCGAGTCAACTAATTCTTGAATTGTAGGTGTTTGTTTTTGTTTCTCATTCATCTTTGAAGTTGGATGTAATGCAATTTTAGTTATATAATCCTTTGAAATATTTTTGATTAATTTATTACATTCTGGATAGCTTGACCTGCCTTGGTTTTTTGTGTTGTATCCATGAGTAGGACACCAAGCAATATAAGGCTTGTTGTATGTATTTCTTTTTACTTCACCATTTAAAATATCATCTAATTTTGTATATCCAGTAATAAATATTTCACCTTTATAACCAGTTTTTCTCATTCTATTTTCCCAAGCTTGACCTGGCACAAATGCATATTTATATTCTTTTATATTTTCACCTATCCAATAATTCTTATCTGCTATACCGTGACTAATAAAAATGTCATTGTCTCCAACTGGATACTTACCTTGTTCATTGATTCTCATAGAAGAAAAAAAGCGACAATTTATTCCTGGAAATGGTCTATTTATTAAGTCAGATGACTCAAGATGTTTTATTATTGGATTAGCCAATGCAGCAATTGCAAACTTATAAGCTTCACCTGCATGCTGCCCCTGATTGTCTAGACAGAAGTGAAATTTGTTATGGTTAGGTTTATTTAATCCATGAATTTTAATATATTCTGCATTATTTAATTTACCTACTCTCAATCCCTTATTACATCTAATGTTTCTGAAAGTTTGCGACATGCTGCCAAGATTAACAGTTTGCTCCTTAAATGGTTCAAAGTCTAATCCATCAATAGAAATTTTAAAATGACACTTATTAAATATAGTAATTAACAATATTTCACCTCCTAATAGTTATGTTTTGCCCATTTAAAAATGGTATATCTTTCTCTAGAATTGTTACTATGAAGTCTGCTATCTCATCAGCTTTTAACATGTTTTCAAAATCATCATCTGGGGATATCTTAAATCTCATTTTAGAACCAAAAGCCTCAGGAGATATGCAATATACTTTTATACCACTTTCCTTCAATCCACATGATAATGAATTACTAAAACTTATTACAGCCGCTTTGCTTGCAGCATATGCAAATCTGTCTGGTCTTACTCCTGTACCTGCTGTGCTTGCTATGTTTATTATTTTACCAGGGATATCATTCAAGATACAAAAATCTACATATGTTTTACATAAGTTAACCATTGCAAAGAAATTTACTTCAAATTGCTCCTTAACATCTTCTATTGAAGTCTCAAAAATATTCCCTGGTATGCATATTGCAGCATTGTTTATTAGTGCAACTGGTAAATCTCCCAAGTCATTTAAAAAACTATTTACAGCTTCATAATTTGTTATATCTAAATTGTTCCATTTTGACAATCCATAGTAATTTCTACTTTTATCTGACATACACCACTTTTTAGCAATTGCACTTCCTAGTTTTCCTTCACTTCCAGAAATTATTATGTTACTCATTTGTGATTGTACCTTTCTTATATCTGTATATAGTTTCAGCTAGTTTTAAATCAAGTGGTGTTGTAATCTTTATATTTTCTTCTATCCCATTAACTGTTGAAAATTCTTTATACATCTGATAATAAGTAAATATATCATCTGTATCATCTTCTCTATTTTGCATTTTTGCTTCAATATGACTATTTAGGAGAAGTTCAGTTTTGAATTTTTGTGGCATTTGAACCTCTCCCATTTCATTTCTATTGAATGCTTCGAGTTTTGATATTGGAGTAGATACAGTGTATTTTATAGGTGTTATGGCTTCGCCATTTTTACAATTAACAGTGTTGAATAATTCTTCTGTAATAAAAGGTCTTACCGCTTCGGATATAAAAACATAGTCTGATCTAACTTCTATCAAGGCATTATATATTGAAAATTGTCTTGTTTCTCCTTCTCCAATTAAAATAAATCTGTTTAAATCAAATTGATAAGCTTTCAATATTTCTAAGGTTAATTTTTCATCACATGTAACTATGATAATTGTGTCTATATAGTCTATGTTTATTGCAACCTCTAACCCATGTATAAATATTGGCTTAAATCCTAGTCTAGAAAATTGCTTAGGATATCCTAGTTTTGTTCTGAATCCACTTCCACCCATTAAATAAATTAAATCAGCTTTCTCCATTGTCTTCACCTTCTATTATTTCTTCTTCTACTTTGTCTATTTCTTTCTTTTTTGCTCTTGTTTTCTTAACTACATTTTTCTTGAATACTCTTGTTATATATTCCTCAGGTAATCCAAATTCTTTAGTACAATTGTATCCTTCTACTTGAGTAAAATTATATTGTTCAAAGACATCCTTATAATTTCTTTTAAATGTTCTACTACCATCTTTTGTTTCAATTTCTATTACTACCAACATTTTACAAGCATATGCTATCTTTTCAAATATCCAGTCTGAATCAGGGTGTACATGATTAAACACTGCCATGCTAAAACCTAAGTCAAATTCATTTTCTGTGAATCCTGTTACTCCATTTACAAAATGTTCAATTGTTCCATGCATAACATTTATAGATTCTGTCATCTCTGAATATTCTTTTTGCATTAGTTTTATTGCATCTGAATTCAATTCTATTCCAGATAAGTTTTTATGTCCTCTTTCAAATAGATAATTTAAGTTCCTGCCACAGTTACAGCCATATTCTATTATATTAGATTTTTCTGTAATATATTTTTGTACAATGTTGTACAAGAATTCACTTCTTTCTGTGTGTACAATATATTTGTCTGTAGTATTCTTCGAAGGTGGATTTGACCAATATTTTAATGCTTCTTTTAATGTTAGCGGAACTATTTCTTTTTTAACTCCTTTATTTTTTAATGCATTGTCAAATGTTTTATCCATTTTAATCCTCTTTTCTTTTAATCTTAATTTATGCAAAAATATTTTTTGTATCTCCCAATCATGCCTTATCTTAGGAGTCCTAGGTTTTTTATTATCCTTCCTGACTAATCTTTTTTTGCTATCTTCCCATAACCAATCTGGAGATACTGTATACCCATTATTATACCCAGTTCCATAGAAATCACATCCGATTATGTATAATTCTTTCAATGATGATTGCAACAAATACATTATAGCAAGTGTTGACATGTTCGGGTCTGTGTTCTCTAGTTTAGCTCTTAGCTTCCTAAGAAAGAAAGTTTCTATTGCTACCATTCTTATTTTACTTTTTCTCTTTTCAATTAGTCCTGTTAACTTGTCAATCATTACTTTTTCAGCTTTGCCACCTGTTATAGGATTTCTTTTAGATATGAACCACTTTAATTTATTTAACTCTAATGTTTCTATTCTTCCTAATCCAAGTTTATTAGCTGCATATTTCAAAGTTGTGTTGATTGCTCCTGTGTGGAATAAAACATCTGTTCTGCTGCCTAAATCGGCAAATGATTCTTTCTTAATTGGATAGCTATTATTTAGTCTAACAATTATGTCATAACTATCAATAAACTTGCCCATACCTTTGCCATTCAAGTACTGAGCTGGTCCAACTATGATAACTTTTTTATTGTTTACATATGTAAAAAAGTCCTTTCTATTGTTTATGTATTCCATAGCATCCATTTACTTTGCCTCCTTTATTAACTTTGCTAAAACATCATCAAAATATAATCTATTATCTTTTTGTTGTAACTTTTTCAAATAAGACAATTGTATATCTTTAAAATGTCCATTCTCAGGCATAGTAAATGTCATGCTCTTCTCTCTGACTAGCTTATTTTGTGAATCATCCCATACCCAGCCAGGTGTAATTGTATAAGCTTTGTTGTAACCAGTTCCATAGAAATCACAACCACATACATACAATACTTTTAAGTCTGTTTTAAGCAAATAATCTATTGCTATGGTTGACATATTAGGCTCTGTCTTATTCAATTGTATTCTTAGGTTTTCTAGAAATTTTAACTCGATAGGAAGTACTTTTATTTGACCAGTTCCATCTTGTTCAATTTCCTTTATCAGTTTTGTAACATTTGGTGCTTCTGCCTTTCTCTTTGAAACATACCATCTTATCCCGTCATTATTTAGTGTCTTTACATCTGTAAAAATACCGCCAGTATGAAATAAAATGTCTGTTCTACTTCCTAAATTGCTAAAATCACACAAAGGATAACTGTTATTCAACCTTATTATTACATCATATTTGTCTATAAACCCGCCATTGTTTGATGTTGACAAATAATCGGCTGGTCCAACTATGATACATTTTTTGTCTTTAACAGTTTTGTTAAAAGTTTCAAAATCTCTAATTGTTCTCATTATTTTTAAAATCATCTCTCATTTCTATTAAATTTATTACGTCTTCGACTTTTTTAAAATCGTCTAAGGTGTCTACGCTATATTTACCATTTATTACTTTTTCAAAACAATTAACTTCACTTTTTTTATAATTTTTGTTGTTTCTAATCCATGGCGTAACATGTTCCCTGTCATATCCAACAGCGAAATCATTGGCAGCAAATAAAGCTTCAATTGTCATTACTTCAACATCTAACCCGCTTGGATATCCTTTCAATCCTCTATTCCATGTATAATCATTCTTCTTTTCTATATGTTCTTCTATGACTAAATCTATTATCCATTTAAAGTAAAACAGTAGTGGACAATCCGAGGTTATTCTTACTACATTTTCGATTTTACTATTCTTCTTATATTCTTCCCATGCTATGCTATAATATCTTTTCAGCACATCACTACTGTCCCCACTAAATACTTTCACATTATTAAAATTATCAGTAAATATTTTTGTCTTATCTCCTTCATCAGGCACAGCTAAAAATACTTTTGACACATGTTCAGCTTTGCAGCATGCTAAATAAGAATAATTTGTCATAGGTATGTTTAATATTTCTTTCATACATTTTCCTGGAAATCTAGTTGATTCCATTCTTGATTGAATAATTGCTATGTTCATTTTACATTATCTCCTTTAGTTGTTCTGGTGTTCTGGCAAATTCTCCAGAATCTAAGCCAGTTGTATTTTTTAATTTGTAATGCCATTCTATTATTCCTGGTTTATAGATGTCATATAATTCAAAATTTGTTGTATGGTCTGATATATTGTCACCTCTCAGCATTCCCAAATCTTCATATTCTTTTCGATATGCTGGATAATTAGACACACACCAAAGATGAGTTACTCTTCTTTTAAAATCTACCGAATAACTATATTTGTATGAAGAAATATAAACATCTATATTTTTTGGAATATGTTTTACAAGGCTATGTAAAGTTTTATTATTTGCTATTTTTACAAATGGTACATTATAATTCAACAAAAATTTAAGCGATTCTATGTCAAACACTGAGGCTGTAACATTGTATCCTAAGTATTTTCCGTATCTATAAGCTAAATCAAACTTATCCATCTCTAAAGGTATATTTAATCCAGCAGATTTAAACAGTTGCCATTTTATAGTTATCTTAGTTTTGCCTGAGTCTATTTTCTTTAACTCATTGTACATTTCTTTTATTATGTCATCATCATTTAGACAAGTGTTACCACTTCCAAAATCTAATATTATCTCCTTAGTCTTCATCTTCCTGTCTCCTTAAAAACATATTTATCGAGTCAGCAATACCATTTCTGAGATAAAATTTTAATCCAACAAATAATGGTATAGAAACTATTATGTCTTTTATTAGTTCTGTATTTTTGCAATTTTCTTTTGATTGGTCAAGCTGATCTAAATAATAAAAATTTCTGTAAATTGGATTGTAATGTATTCCACAATTAATATTATTAGTTTTCATATATTCTATAAATTCTTGTCTGTCTTTTATTTTTATGACAAATAAATGATTGGCATGATTATTCTCTTTTTTGAGTAAGATTTCTTTAGGAAGTTTTCTTCTGTATTCTTGTGCTTGTTCTTCTCTCCGGTTAAGAAATAACCCGATTTTCTTTAACTGGGATATCCCTAAAGCCGCTTGCATTTCATTCATTCGATAATTATATCCTAGTATAGTTTGTGTAAATCCATCATACCTTCCATGATTTATAAACGCTTTAATATATAAATATGTTTCAAAATCATTAGTTAGACACATTCCACCTTCTCCAGTTGTGATATTTTTAACTGGATGAAATGAATAGCATGTTATATGAGAATATTCTTTGTCATTGCAGCTACTTGTCAAGGCTCCTACTGAATGACAGGCATCTGAAATTAACTTTAAGTTATATTTATCGCATAGTTCATTTAGCTTTATATAATTACACATTTGTCCAGCATAATCCATAGCTATCACTGCTTTTGTCAACGGAGTTATAAGTTTTTCTATGTTGTCTATATCTATTAACAATGTGTTAATATTTACATCTGCAAATACTGGTACACAGTCGCAATACTTGACACAATTTGCAGTAGCCAAAAATGATAATCCTGGAACTATTACTTCGCTGTCTTTTTCTAAATTTAATGAACTTATTGCAGAGTGTAAAGCAGCTGTCCCAGATGACATTGCTATGGCATACTTGTAACCAGTATATTCACACATTTGTTCTTCGAATTGTAAAACTTTTGTACCTTGTGTTAAAAAATCAGAATTCATCACATTTGTAACTGCTTCTGTATCATTGTAATCTATCCATTGCTTTCCATAGTTAATCATTTATAATATTCCTCATTTCATCAACCGTATAAAATAGATCTTCGTTGTCTGATGTGTAATTTAAAATACTGTGTTCTTTTATATTTTTTACAGATTCTTTATTTTTATATACAACAAAATAATTTTCGAATTCTTCAGTTCTAATTGATTCATCTTCTGAAATTAATATTTCATTTAATTTTTCACCTTGTCTAATTCCTGTAAATTTAATTCTTGCATTACCATTTATAGCTTCTACCAAATCTAATATTTTTATAGATTTAATCTTAGGTATAAATATCTCACTGCCTTTCATGTTTATCAATGCATGTATAACTATTTCTATTGCTTGTTCAATCTTCATAAAAAACCTAGTCATATCTTTATCTGTAACATTAACTATATTTTTATCAATTATTTGTTGTTTGAATTTTGGTATAACTGAACCTCTAGAACTTAGTACATTTCCATATCTAACACATGACATAGTTGTATATTTTGTAGAATAGCAATTACCATTAATAAATATTTTCTCAAGACACATTTTAGTGCCTCCGTATAAATTTATAGGGTTAACTGCCTTATCTGTGCTTAATGCTACAACTTTTTTGACTTTGCAATCTATTGCAGCATTTGCAACATTCATTGCTCCGAGTATATTTGTTTGTATTGCTTCAAATGGATTATCTTCACAGGAAGGAACTTGCTTTTGAGCAGCAGCATGTATGACAAAATCTATATTATTAAATGCTCTTTTTAATCTTAGAGAATCTTTTACATCTCCAATTAAGAAAGAAACCTTGCTATGATTTCCAAGTTCTTCCCTCATCAAATCTTGTTTAAACTCATCTCTTGAATATATGTATATCATTGCTATATCATAATTTTTTAATAAATGTTTTGCGAACGCTTTGCCAAATGTACCAGTTCCACCAGTTATTAAAATCCTTTTACCATTTAGTATATTTGTATTTATCATGTTTTTCTCCTAAAAAAAATATTCTGTATATGTATAATCATACAGAATATTTTTTAAAAAACTCAAAATATAATTTTAAAAATTATCAATTCTGAAAATTCTTTTTGTGCTATCATTTAATTTTTGTTTTATGAATAACAATTCTTCTAAAGTAAAGTATGTTATTGAGTTTTCACTTTTTCCACCAAGACTACATATTTTATTACATAGTGTACCTTTATTCAGTTTTAAATCAGCAGCTAATTGATTTAAAGATATCTGATTTTCTTTTAACTGGTCTCTTAGGCAATCACTATCAATAATATAATTTAAATCAGCCAAGTTAGATAAATATATAATATCTTCAATAGTTATATTTTTAAATAATTCTAATCGTTCTGATATTGTTAACTTATTTTTTTTCTTCATAACTCATATAAAAATCAAACTTATTAATATTAAAATATAAACTATCCCAAAATTCATGGTCATAAAATTTTCTATTAGGTAGTAATGTTTTATAACCATTGTATTTATCAGTTATCTTTTCCCAGAATTTTATAGCTGATTTATTACATTTGTAACATTCTCCAAAAATATTAGTCAAATGCATATTTCCAAATGCATGTTTAAGCAAACACTCAACTGATTCAGTTCCATAACCTTTTCCAGCATATTCAGGATTTACTATTAAGGATATCTCTGCTATTGAGTTTTCAAATTCTATATTTGTTATTCCTCCAAATGCAACAAATTCAGCATTATGATAAAACCCCTCAGCAATGCTCTCTATTGCAAAATATCTATGTTTACTATTTCTATTAGATATAACTTCTTTATAAAATTTTTCTTGCATTTCAGTACTTGTAAAATATGGGGTTCTAAGTGTTTCTATTTTGTCATTTCTCCATTTTAACACTTCTAAACAATATCCTAACTCCGCACTAACCAATTTAACCATTTTTATCTCCTTTTTTATTAGCTTCATTTTCTATTAACTCGGCTAATACTTTGCAAGCATGTACAGTAGTTTTCATTTTATCATTACTTATTTTACCTAGTTCAAATCGTCTTAATTCTTCAACTAAAAATAATCTTATGCTATTGTAACTATTTAGTCTTTCCATGTCCATCTTCTTCACGTCTCAAACCTCCTTATTTCAAAAATCCAATTATCAAGCCAATAATAACAGATACAAGTGTTGATATTGCTAAAATCTTTTTAGTTTCAGATTCAGACTTTTTAATTTCTAAATCATATTTAGTTTTAAATGAACATTCTCCCTGTTTCTGAATACATTCATTTTTAGTCATCATTACATCAATGACATGGTCTAATTTTGATTCTACTCTATTGACACTATTTGTTAGTATTCTAATTGCTTCTAGTTCTCCAACACTCATATAATACCTCTTTCACTGTTCTTCTTATGTTTTGTATAACATTAACTTATTTGCTCTCTTGCATAATTTCTATTCAAATATCTATTTTTATTAAGATGTTCTCTTTGTACCTTTTGCCATTCTCTAACTTTATCATTCATTGCTTTTTTATCTCTATCAGTTAATTGTACATCTTTGAGTCTTTTGTATTTTCTTATCTGTCTTTCATTATATCGTTGCCTTTGTTGTTGCTGATAAGTATATTTCTGAGCTTCCTCATATCCCATATCATTTATTAGTTTTCTTTCTGCATAATCTATACTGGCGTTAACTTTGTCTGCACCTTCCCAATATACCGACATGCCATGCTTGCAATTTGGATGAAATAACCCGTCTAAAGTTGCTTCGTCTACTGTTTTATATCCTGGAATAGGTTCGATTGAAAGTGTTTCTCCTTCAAACTGGGCGCAAACATCACATGACCTAAAATGTGCTGTAATTTGTACTAGTTCATATCCTCGCTCTTGAAATGCATTTAGCGAACCTTGTAATGAAGCTCTTCCCGACATTGTTCGACCTACCATTTCGCAATATGTGTCTAATGAATGTTTAGCACCGTTTTTGTATGTTATACTTTGTAATCCAGCTTTGGCATAGTTATTTAATAGTCTCTGTGAAAATTGTTTTCTTGTCATTGTATTAGCTTCTATGAATTCGCTTGTTCCTGTTTCAATGGCTATTTTTCTAAATAAATCATCAGTTGTTCGAATAATTCGAATACCTGTACCATCCCATGTGTTTATTGCTGCTTCTCTAAAAATATTATAAAATCTAAGATGATTCTTATATCCAGAAAAGTCAGTTACTATTTTAGTTGGAATACTAGTATTAGTTGGTATAGTATTTTTAATCAACGAAGATCCATTTTTTATATCAGCAACTACAGATGAACTTAAACCATTTTGTAATAATTGTTTTTGAGCATCTTTTATCCCAATTAAATAAGAACCTGCTATGCCATAATTTGACCACTTTTTAGCATCTTGCTCAAATTTTACAGCAATCTTTTTTACTTCTTTTTCATAAAACATTCT